ATAAACCAATTGTATTTGCTGCTTTTCTAAATATTCCTGTATCTGCATCCCCATCAAAAGCTATTGCTGGTGTACTAGCACCTGAAGCGTCATCAGCCAAGATAACACCAGTCATCGTGCCGCCTGACCTAAGTAATAAACCTAAATTATCTTCTCCTACATCTCCAATCTCCCTAAAATTCGACCCATCATAAACTTTTAATTTGTCGTCACTAGATTTACCGTAAAGCATAAACTTTACAGGGTTACTAGGATCTGAACCGCCACTATTGTTTGTTTTTACCGCATCTAAAATGCTATTTACATCAGCACGAACTACGTTTCCTGCTGCATTATCAACGGTATAGTTTGTGACCTGAGACACTAATCTTCTACAGTTTCAATCATTCTATACCCCTTTGCCGAAACCTACAGCCTGATAACTAAAGTTTCTATCTTTACTTGTACTTCCGTTCTTAAAATGAACTGTAAAGCCTGTGCCTGATACATTTGATAGTTCAAAGAAATCCCCTGACTCCATACCTTGAGCTGTGATACCAATTGAAGGTAAATAAGCATTAGCACCACCAAGACTTGCCGTTCCAACAAAGAAAGGCTTAGAAAAAGTTACATTTTTAGCTCCTGCTCCAGATGCAATAGTTGTTGTACTTTGTTCAGTCCTAGATTGAAGAATTGCTGTATAACCTAATTGCTGAATATTAATATTTTGGTTGGTATTTGTTGTTAACACATTTGCTTTAAATTGGAACGCTCTTGCTTTAAATTCTCCATTAGCAAAAGCATTGAAATCCCCGTAACTAGAAGCATCCGTACTTGTTTTCACAAATACTTGGCAATCAGTATCATTGGCAGGATCTCCATCAAAGTTAACAATATTATCGAAATCAGGAACATCATCAATATCACTTCCAATTAAAACACCTAAACTTTGAATATGCCTTTTTAATGTCAATGTAAATACACCGCCTAAATCTAAAGTATCGGCAAAGGCATAAGTCCCTGTTGCATTAGAAGAAGGGTCAGTTAGTTTCAACGCTCCACTGCTATAAGACACATTTGTTTTGGTGCCACTAAACGGAGTACTTAATAAATCCTCTCTCTTGGTCAAAACAGCTAATTGTTGTCCTACATCTGGAATATCAATAACAACACTTGCTTCTCCAGCAGAAAAGCGTCCTCCATCATCTTGGAATTTTAAAATATACTCACCTTCCAAAGATGGAACAATAGCTTCAGAACTGGTTCCTGCTAAAGCTGCAACCAGATCCACTGAACCTGCAAACGTACCAGAGCCATCGGTTTTATTGGAGTGCCTAACATAAACTCTTCCTCCATGTAAAACATCAGCGTCAGTCGATTTATCCCATCTCAATCTCATTAAATGATCACCAACTGGTTCTGCTGTTAAATTCTGGACATCTGTTGGTAATGCTGTTTTACCTTGAGCATTAAATGATTGATCTATAGATGTGTTTGATACTTCTAAAGCAGCATTAAAAGAAAATATTTTAAATTCATACGTTCCTAATTCAGAGTTATCAATGGTTATATCTGGTCTGAAAACAACTTGACTCTCATAGTTTCCATTAGCAAAACGATATTGAACTAAATACTGACTAACACCATTAACAGGAACCCATGTGGCAAATATTCTTGAGATAGCAACTCCATTTCTAACAATTGTTTTTTCCTCAAAGCTTAAAGAAGTAGGAGGAGAAGCTGGTTCGTTTAATATTGATACGTTTCTTGCAGGTAAAGATAATCCTTCTTCAATATTTGCATATTTATTTGGTTTATAAGATAAAGCTGTAATTTTATAATTAATACCATCTGCTTCTTCTACTGTTATTACTCTAAATTTCTGGGCCTCAATCGTATCGCTAACTAAAAACCATATCGAATTAACATTTGGTACTTCAGATAAAGCGGATTCTAAATTAATAACACCACTGGTAATACTTAAAACATTTTTCGTTTCTACAGAATTATCAGGCATGAGTACACTTACTTTTTGATTTGATCCGCCAAATGTTGATAAACCTTGTGTGTCATCAACAGTAATTGCAGTTGTGGTTGCAGTATTTATGCGTCCAGAACGCCTAGCACCACTACGAACTGGATCGTTTATATCTATAACTGCTCCAGGTCTAATTGTTACTCCAGCATCAACAGATGTAGTAAATGCAACAACCTCTGACTCATTTTGTTCCGCAAAAAGTATTGCTTTACCTAATCTTTGAGCTTGACCACGACTTGTGCAAGCAAAAGCTTTAACATCTTTCTTCACAACTCCTAGCTTCGTTTTGGCAGTGCTATCTTCTACAACCTCATAATCTATTTCTCTCGAATCCATATTGTAATAACTAACAGCTACAACAGAATGTCTTGTCTTAAGTGACGATCCAGAATAAGAAAAGCCTTCTTCAGTTACATTTGCAAGACTAAATAGAAAGCTTGCATCAGTTGGTTTATCTTGTGCAATTGTTATTGTTCCTGCACTCCAAATTGGCATACATCTCATCACCCCACAAAGTTCTTCGATAATATTAAACGCTTCATTTGCAGATAAAATATTCACATTGCAGCTAAATCTTGCTTCAGTACCCCCAAAGCCATCATCAACTAATGTGTTTGCAAATTTAGAAGCATTAACGAAACTAAATAAATCTAAATTACTATCAGCTATATGATCTCCTAAACCATATCTAGTGGTTGTAAGAAGATCAAGTAATACCATTGCAGGGCATGAACACCACTGCGCCGCAGCCATAGTACCATTAAATATATAACCAGTTGGATATACAATTCGACCTGTATTACTATCAACAGTTGGCGTTCCAGATGCAGAAGCTCCCGCACCTGGAATCCTGATCTTTACACCTCTTATTCGATACTTTCTATTTGGAATATTACTTACTATTTTACTATCAAGCTTTAATGCGGCATAAGCACTATTAGTATAAGTTTGATGTTCATCTACCAATTCCTGCATTGATAGAACATTGAAAGAATCTTGTAATGATGCGTTTGTGCTATCAGCCGTTAGACGAACTACTTTTATGTCAACAGGGAACGCTCCATCAATTTCAACTCTGTAATCTTTAGAGTAGGAATCACTGGTGCGACCTGTAATAGTATCAGTAAACAAATCAGAATAGCCACCAGAGTTATATTGAATTTGTACTTTTAATTGAACGCTAGAACCTAATAAATCACCATTATCTTTTGCTTCTTGTAACTGAGGAAAGTTGATTGTTAAACGAACAGCATCAACATTTGTACTTGTAATCTGTTGAGTAACACCACCATTAGCAACAGTACAAGCTCTAGGGAAACCAGAAACAGGACTTGAAGACTGTACTATTCCAGGTATATGTGTTTGATTAGATGTCCCAAAACGAGGAGTAAAAGTTACCTCTTGAAAGTTAAAATCTGTTGTAGCAGGGTTGGTTGAATCAGCGTTAGGATTAAGAACAGGGGTATTATCTAAATAGACATCTTTTAACGCAGCATTGTTATACGCAGTTGTACCTTGTGTTCTTCCTTCTTTAGAAGCTGTTGCCCAACCTTCTATTTCACCTTCACTAATTAAATCTTGGAGCGTTACGAACTGAC